GAACAGCCATTGCGTCATCCTTGTAACTTACAAGCTCTTCGGTGTCATCGGCTCTAGTGTATGGCTTAATTAAAACGGTGTATTCCGCAATTACTTCCTTCAAATCTTTACTGGCGATAAGTAGAGCTATTTCACAAACTCCATTTTTTGATGTTGAAAATCCGCCAGTTTCTATGTCTAGTATTGCTATATTATTTTTCATTTTAAAAAGGGTGTTTTTTAAATGGAATTTCCATTCCGTTAACTGCTGCTGTTACATTTTTTCCTGTTAGTTCAAAGACCTCTTTCACAAATTGCTTTTCATCTGAATTGCTATCGGATAAGTGAATAAGAACGATATTGTTTACTTTTGACAAGTCATTTGCCGACAACATATCTTTGCAGTTCTCAAGTGAAAAGTGAGATTTTAAGATTCTATTTCTTAAAAATTCTTTTCCCGATTCTGCACTGAATTTTCTATCGATAATCGCTTTTGAATAGTTGGCTTCAATAATAATGTTGTTGAGTCCTGGGAAAGTGTATTTACAAAAACACGTGTCGGTTAAAAACAAAACTCTTCCGCAGTCTGGATGCTCGATTAAGAATCCTAAAGGTTCTGCGGCATCGTGTTTTACATCAAAAGCCATTATTTTGAAGTTGCCTACTTTGAAAACTTCTCTCGATGAAATCATCTTGACGTTGTGGCTATTCATTGGCAAAATTTCCATCCACGTTTTTGTTCCGCTGTAAACATCGATTCCAAGATTTAGAACATCATGCACCGCTTTGCAGTGGTCTTTGTGTTCATGGCTTACAACACATCCAACAACTTTGCTTAAATCGAAATCAAGCGCCTTTTTGATATCTTTGATGTTTACGCCGCACTCGATTAGTAACACCTCATTCTCATTGCTAAGAATGTAGGCATTACCTTTTGAGCCCGTACCGATTACTTTTAATTGCATCTTAGAAACTTCTTGTTGGTGCTTCTTCGGCGGTTTCTTCAAACTCTAACTTTTCCGATGCTGCAGTATTTTCAGAAACAACTTCTTCTGCTACAACTTCTGCCTCTTCTACATTGTCAAAATTTAGTGCTTCTCGGTTGGCGGTTGTTTTGATTTCGTGTTGAACGTTGGCATCTGTAACATCAATCACTCTATCATCTTCCAAAGGATCGTATAGAATAGAATCATCTGAACTACTAATCAAAAGTTTACACGCTCTATTGATTACCGTTTTAATTGCCATCTGGTCCGCAAAGTTTTTATGAGCTGGAGAACCGCCTTTGCTTCCACCTTGCCCCCACGCCATTTTGATTTGATTGATGTTCATTACCTCAACATCAATAGTTCCATCATTAAGTTCGTAAACCGCATACGCTCCAACAATGTCATTTGTTCCGATACTTTCTAGCGTTTGAGTGTGTTTGATTACTTTTCGACGGCCAGAGATTGAATCAACTTCAAACTCGAAAACATCACCTTTAAAAATTGCATTTCCTTTGATGCTTTTTAGTTTTCCATATCGACGTGCAATTGCAATGTTTCCGGCATAGGAAATAGAACACTCTATTTTTTCGCCGTATGGAATAAAATAACATTGCTTTTTGATTGGAGAAACGCCATACACAACCATTTTCAAAAGCGCTTCGGCAATTGATGATTTATCACATTTTGTGAGTAGGTTGTTTTTCGGATCCGATAAAATAATGTAAGCCGATTTTAAGGCGTTTTCCGCGTTGTAATCTTTTGGAAGAGTTAACTCTCCATTTTTTTGAAATTGGTCGATTTTAGCCAATACTTGCGTTGAAATATCGCTTTTGATTGTTGCTACCGACGTTGTGTTTGCTGTGCTCATTGTTATTGATTTAAAAATTTGATTTAATTATTTATGCTACTCTCAATGATTTATCGCTTTCGCTTACAATCAAACTGATGATTTGAGATTCTGTTTCGATCAATGATGTGACACTTTCTCTTGAATCAATAAATATTGGAGCGCTAGTTTCATAAAATTTGCACAGCGTATTTATAATGTCAATTCCAGCGTTAATTTTACTTGCCGTGTTAGCATCCGAGAACGGCACGCCATTGATTAAAGCATCACAACATTCTTCGGTTCCGCCATTAATTAGTGTATTGAACATTTTGAATTGAACAATTTTGAATCTCTCATTGATTTTTTGCTCCAAAGTCTCGATGCATAATTTGTTGAATGATTCAATGATGAACTGTTCTTTTTCAACCGATGCAATTTTTTGAGAAAGTGTTTTTTCTTCTTCTTGTAGTTGCTCGATTCTATCGTTTGAAGAGTTGATTTGAATTTCAATATTCAAAGAGCCTTTTATGTTATCGATTTGGTCAACAATCAATTTTCTTTGCTCGATTAGTTCTGCATTGTCAACCGTTGGAACCTCACCAATTGAAGCATTGATTTCTTCAAGTTGTTGTTTTTTGATTTTGTAAGATTCATTTTCAGAAAGGATTTGTTCGAAGATGGAATTAACATCTACATCATCTGAATTGGATTGATTCAATAGATCATTTTCGTTTTGAATTTGGTCTGAAATGTATTTTAGTTCAACTTTCAAAGCATCAATAATCTCCGTGCCTTTTTGCATTCTGTCTTGGATAGACAGCTTCTCTTTTACAAGAAGTTCTTTTTCTTCTTTAAGGGAAATTCCTTTAGTGTTGATTTCGGCAAGAGCTTTGTTTTTGTTTGCTTTGAAGTTGGTGAAAAGTTCCGCTTTCTTGGCCTCAACATCTGCCACATCAAACGCTCTTTTACATTCATTACAACAAGCGTTTTGATCGTCGAAAACAAATGCTTTTGCGTTTTCAGTTTCCCATTCGTTACGCTTGTCAAGTATCTTTTTGTCAACTACTGCAATGTCATTGTCAATCGAATTGATTTTAGATTGTAAAGTGTTGAGTGTGTTTTCAGCAGTTGACAACTCACCTTTTTTAGCATCTTGAGTTTTTACCAATCCATCCAAAGCAGTAGTATCTGGCTTAGCTGATGATTCAGCTTGTTTTCTTGCCATGTCCTCAATAATATCAAGGTCGGTTTTGATGGTACTTGCTTGACGCTTTTTAGAATTGATAATTTCTAACTCGCCATCAAGAGCTGCTGATTTATTTTGAATTTTAGTATCAACCGCAGCAAGTTCTTTATTTTTAGTTTCCAAGTCTACACGCAAAGCATCGAAGTTTAACGCTTCTGGTTTGCTTCTGTTCACTTCGTCAATTCTAGCTGGAATTTCTTTTAAGTCGGATTTTGCTTTGGTGATGGAAGCGGCAATCATTTTTCCGTACTCGGTCAAATCTTTGTATGATTTTGCATCATTGAGTAGTTTTTCAAAAGCTACATTTCCAGCGGCCAATTCTTCTTGCGAGGTTGGAGCCATAGAAATAAGAATGTTTCTTCTATCTTTCCAATTCAATGAATTAAAGGCAAGTGGATTTGTGATCAATTTAAAAACAGACTCTTCCAAGATGCTTGAGATTTTCAATTGAAATTCTCTTAATTGCATTGGAACGCCATTCCAATAGAATTCAGTAACGTTTCCAGAGAATTCGCGAGTTTCCGAACCTCTTTTCTTTACCCAATTTTCTTTCAAAATTCTCTGGATAGTTACTTGTTCACCGTTTACAGTCAAAATGATTTTAACTTCAACTTCGATTTCTTGAGTTGTTTTCCCCTCAGGATTCAACGTTTTAATTTCGAAGTCTTTTCGATCGGTGGAATCTTTGCCGAACAATCCCCACACAAAGCCGTCGAAAACCGTAGTTTTCCCTGTTGCATTTGCTCCAAAGATGTTGGTAGTATCTTTGAATTCGATTGTTTTATTTTTCACTCCTTTGAAGTTGATGAGTGTGATGCTGTTGATAATAATTGAATTTTTCATTTTTGCTCTTTATTAGTTATTGATTCTTTTTTGTGTTCTAGTTTTGCCATCTACTGAGATGTGCCAATAATGAGTTTCAGATCTACTTTTTTCTATTTTCTTAGCAATTTCCAAAGCCTTCAATGCTTTCTTTTTTGCCATAGTGGACTCTTCTACGATATCCCATCTTTCTTCTGTCTTTTTATCAGATTGCTTTGCCATGATTAAAACCAATTGAAGTCAGAGATTGAATAATCATTCAGCATTTCGTCGAGTTGAGGAATTTGATACTTGTATGCTAGTGTCAAAAGTTCAAAGGCTCTTGATTCATCTGTAGTTGCATCAAACTCTTTTCGGATTATGGTTCCCAGCAACTTTGATGATTTTTCGTTGTCGAGAGTTGTGTTTTTTAATTTTTGCAGTATATTTGCCATATGTAATTGAATTAGTGCCTATGCTCAGGCGTTATTGATTTAATTAAACCGATTGTTTGCGCAGTCGGTTTTTTATTTTGTTAAACTTCCTATTATTTCAATGCTTTGCTTTTCACTTAGAACTGAACCCCTTGGGGCGGAGCTATGGATTCCCATGTCCAATAGCTCCTGTTGCAGCTTTTCCTTACGGCTAGTAATTACAGCT